CTATGTTTTGTTTCTCCATCTCATCAAATGCTGCTTCTATAGCATCATTATCTTGGTATGGTATATGAAGGTCACCAATAACTCCTACTGAGTTGCAACCTGATGGAAATATAAAAGTGTCACGCTTTGTTGCATAAGACTCTGGTAGAAATTTTTCTTTCATGGTAAATTCAACTTTAAGTTCTTTCTGAAATCTTTTGTCTTCAAGTCTACTTCTATTTCTATCACCTGTTTGGCCTCTATAGTATCTTACTTTAGCATAGACTCTTTCAAGTGATACGAAGGTGGGATTTTCAGAATAGATTTTTTTGGCTAGAGTTTTTGAAGGAGCTTCTGGGAACCTTTCTAGGTAATCTAATACTATATCAGTATCTTTATGTTTATTGTTTTTGATTCCTTTTTTTCCAGCCATACTTATTAATAATATACAAAAAATCAGCTTATGTTTACTACTAAATTAGTGAAACGTGGAGGTAAGTTAGTTTATCCTGATGATAAATCCAAATTAAATTTTCAGATTTTTATTGATAAACTAGCTGATGGACAGCAAGTTGAGGTCTTTATGGGCCTTGTATCTGACAATGCCTCATTAGCTCAGATTGCTAAAGTGCATGCATGTATACGTACACTAGCACAGGAATCTGGCTATACTTTTGATGAAATGAAAAGGATTATTAAGACCCATGCTGGTCTTTGTTATGATGCAGGAGATGCAGAGATTTGTAAATCTTTTGCTGACTGCAGTAAAATGGAATTGGCTCTAGCAATAGAGTCCTGTGTAGAAATTGGAAGAGATTTTAATCTTAATCTTGGCTAGGATCAGCTGGAAGATCAACTTCCACTTCTGTAAACAAGTTATTTTCAGTAGCTTGTTTTTCTATCTCTGCAAGTAATAGAGTTAATGTGTAGAAAGACTGTTCCCAATGGGTCATATCTTTGTACTCTTTCTTCATAAGTCCTGCAAGGACTTTTTCTCTTTCTTTTTCTTCTGGCTCAGGAGAAGTTTTAAACAAATAAAAGAGAGCGCTCTTTAACATGAAGTAGAATGACTTGTTCATTTCTACTGAAACAATAGCATCATCCTTTATTTCTTTTACAGTTACTTTAGCCATTATATTATACTTTTTTAACAAATATACATGATTATGAGCAATATATTAGACATTGATGATTATAAACAAAAAATATTTAATAAACTTGAACCTAGTGGTTGGGGTAGAGTTCTTAAACCTTTTATATTTAGTTTAGAGTTTGAGAACATTTTAAATAGTTTACATGCTCTTTCAGTTGGTGGTAAAAGATTTACTCCTGTACTAAAAGATGTATTTAGAGCATTTGAAGAGTGCCCATATGATGAACTTAAAGTAGTTATAGTAGGTCAGGATCCATATCCGACACTTGGTGTAGCAGATGGTATTGCATTTAGTTGTGGTAAGACAGACAAAGAACAACCATCTCTAAGGTTTATTCTTGATGAAGTTGAGAAATTATACCCAAACGGGTATGAAAGACCACTAGATCTAGCAAAATGGTCCCGACAGGGTATACTTATGCTTAATACAGCTCTGACAACTGAAGTTGGTAAGATAGGTCAACACTATGATATCTGGGCTCCATTTGTAGCATATGTATTTGACTACTTGAAGAACTTTCATCCTGGATTAGTTTATGTCTATATGGGTAAAAAATCTCAAGAGTGGGCAGATGTATGTGGAGAAAATTGTACTAAATTTATGGTCTCACATCCTGCAAGTGCTGCTTACAATGGTAGCAAATGGGATTCTAAAGGTGTCTTTGGAGAAGTCAGAGATACTGTACAACATTTGTATAATTATAAAATCATCTGGTAATGCAAGAAGTATTCAACAAGTTAATAAAAGCTGGTATTAGTCCTAATGCATTCTATGTGTTATATTGCATACATAATAAGGTTGTACCTAATGATTTTGTTAATTCTTCTATTGAAATAGCTAAGTTAAAATCAGGTAATTACCTTACAGAATCCTTGGAATTGTCAGGTAATAGCCTTAAATTTATAGAAGAAATTGATGGCTTCTTTAAGAAATCCAAGAAGAAAACATCTAAGAATTTGATGGGAGAAGACTTTCAGGACAATCTTAAACTTTACAATCAGTTATTTCCAAGTGGTAAGTTACCAAGTGGTGTATATGCAAGAGTGAATATTAAGAGTCTTGAGAATGCTTTCAGATGGTTCTTTGAAAACTTTAGCTACTCATGGGAGACTGTGATAAAAGCTACTGAGAGATATGTAGATGAGTATTCTCTAGATAGATACAACTACATGCGTAACTCTCAATACTTTGTTAGAAAACAGAATACAGATAAAACCTGGGATTCTACTCTAGCAACTTATTGTGATATGATTGATGCAGATGATTATGAAGAACTAAACTATTTTAAAGAAAATATAGTATGATTAGATTTAAATTATTTTTCATTGCTCTATTAGGAAGTCTTGTTTCCTGGCTGTTAGTTCATACTCTACTTGTAGAAATGAACTTCTTACAGTTTTTAGCAATTGAATTTGTAGTGGGTTTATCCCATCTCATCTATAATGATGTAAAAAGTAGGTTAACAACTTAATCCAAATGTATGGCAGAATTATTTAACGGTGCCCGGGCTCTGAAGCCTGTGAGTGAAAGAGACGCTCTTAGAAAAGCCCTTCTTAAAATGAAGGCTAGAAGATCTGGTGAGCTAAAGTCACTTAAAAGTTCATGGCCCAAATTTAATGATGCCTTCTGTGATGGATTGGAATGGAGAACTATCACCGTAGTAGGTGCTAGACCGGGAACAGGTAAGACTTTATTTATGGAGCAATTAATCTCTGATATTATTGAGGAGAACAAAGACCATAAGTTTAGAGTACTTAAGTTCCAGTTTGAAATGCTTGATGAGACCAATGGTATCAGAAAGCTAAGTCTGAATACAGGTTCTGATTACAATACATTAATGAGCAAAGGTGAACCCGTGGATAGAGATTTATACTTAAGATGTGTGCAGTACTATGAACAAACTGAAAGTACTGATGTCATAGATGTAGTATATGATCCATGTACTGTAGATGAGATGTGCGCAACCATACATTATTATATGGAAAAGCACAAGGATGAAGACGGTAACTACACAAATGCTCTGGTTACTATTGACCACTCAGCTTTACTTAAGGTAGGAAAGGGTCAGAGAGATAAGTTTGAAACATTGTATGCTCTTGGTGAAGCCATGACATATATGAAGAAACACTATCCTGTGGCATTTCTTGTCCTGAGTCAGTTAAACAGGAATATAGATAATCCAGACAGATCCAAAGATGGTGACTATGGGAATTATGTATTAGATTCTGATTTATTTGGAGCAGATGCTCTATTACAACATGCTGATGTAGTACTTGGTATTAATAAACCCTCTATCAGAAAGATTAGGTTCTATGGTCCTGAAAGATTTATTGTGAATGATGAAGATTTACTTGCATTTCACTTCTTGAAATCTAGGAACGGAACAACTAGATTAAGCTTCTTTAAGCTAGATAGACAGTCCATGAGAATAGTTGAAATAGAAACACCTCCACAAGCAACAAAACTTAAATTATAATTATGAGTAGAAAAGAAAGAGAAAGAGAATTCTTTGCCTATCACATGGATAGGTTTAGAAAAGCACAGATTTCTGATCCCTTCTTTGTCTTAAAGACTGCCTTTTTTCAAAAGGGTAAGTATGGTAGACAGGTTCAGTTATTTGAAAGTGAACTCAAGAGAGGTGAAGATGTCTTCATTGAGTTCATTGACATTATCAGAGATGACTCTGGTAAAGAACAACGTATTGAACCAGCCTATGCTGATAGGCCTGTGTTCAGGTATAAAGCTAACCCTTATTATGCAGAAGAGTATGATATGAAAGAGGGTACAAATGCAAATGGTGATAACTATTTTGCATATACTATTCCTCTATCAGAGCTTATGGTAATTATGCCAGATGGTTCTGAGATTACATACAATCTGTATGAGAAGAGAAAAGCTGAAGCTCCTAAAGAGCAAATAAGTTTATCTGTATTTCCAAACTTTGAGGATGAGTTCATTCCAAAGCTTAAGGATAAGACAGAAGAACTGTCATTAGATCTTCCAAGTGAAGATGAAGGTATGGCTGAGATTACTATCAGAGATTTTGCTGCAATCATGTGGAAACAACCTGTTAGTAAGAAAAGTTGGTTAAATGATTTAATTAAACAGCAATGAGCATAGTACTTCCAACTAAGAAGGTCAAGGCCGAGAGAGTTAATCCAAAGAGATTAGTTATCTATTCTAAACCTAAAACAGGTAAGACAACTGCATTTGCAGGACTAGAAGATAATCTCTTATTGGATTTAGAAAACGGTGCTGATTATGTAGAAGCTCTTAAAGTAAAGATTGCAAGCTTGCAAGAACTACTTGATGCAGGTAAAGCTATTAAAGCTGCTGGTAATCCATACAAGTATGTTACAATTGATACTGTAACTGCATTAGAAGATATGGTTATGCCTTTAGCTATCAAGCTTTACAAGAACACTAGCATGGGTAAAAACTATGATGGAGACAATGTCTTATCCTTACCAAATGGTGCAGGATATTTATATTTAAGACAAGCTTTCTTTCAAGTTTTAGATTTTATTGATACATTAGCTCCCCATATTATTCTATCTGGTCACATTAAGGACAAGCAGGTAGATGACAAGGGAGAAATGGTTTTGGCTGCAAACATTGATTTGACAGGTAAAATTAAATCTTTAATCTGTGCTAATGCTGATGCAATTGGTTATATGTATAGAAAAGGTAATAAAACTATTCTGTCTTTCAAGACAAATGAGGAAGTTACTTGCGGAGCAAGACCAGAGCATCTCAGAAATGAAGAGATTGTAATTACAGAAGCAAACGAAAAAGGAGAACTTGAGTTCCACTGGGACAAAGTATTTATTTAATTATTAAAAACAAAGAAAAATGGCATTAAGCACAACTGATTTGGGCACAGGAGGCTCAGGACTACCAAAGACAATTACACCAGGTAATCATGTATTGAAAATTAATAGCATTGAGCTAGAGGAATTCAAGTTTATCCCAGGTGCATATCATCTTATGTTACATGTAGAGACTCAACCTATTGAAGGTTTTGAGGGTTTTCTAATTGATAAAGATGATGAGAGCAAGGGAAGACATGCAGGTCAGATTGGTAGAGTAAAAGCAAGCCAGTATGCATTTGCAGATGGTGAAACTAAATCTGGTGTTAAGATTCAGAGAGATAGATCTATCTTGATCTTCTTAAGAACTCTTGCACATACACTAGAACTTGACTCTTGGTTTGCTGAGCAGAATGATAAGCATGAGACTATTGAAGACTTTGTTAAAGAGTTCAATAAGACTGCAGATTTCAGAGGTAAGTATCTTGAGTTCTGTGTTGCTGGTAAAGAATATGAAAGTAAATCAGGCTATACTAACTATGACATGTGGTTACCAAAATCAGAAGGTAAGAAATATGCATTTGGTGCAGTAGAAGAAGCTGCAGTACTTGTATTTGATGAG